GGAGAGAGGCCCCTGCCCCAATGATCGCAGGCGCAGCGGTGGCTATAGGCATGGCTCGGTCATCCTTTTCGAGTTTCGACTTCTGAAGGCGGGCGAGGCCTCCCAGGTTCGGCGGGTCAGAATCCAGCCGCGCATCTCCACCGCGGCGAATCGCGGCCCCAGGCGCCCGGCCGGCGTGAACTCGCCCATGGATGAAAAGCCAAAGCTGCGCGGCGGCCGCGATCGCGGATTGCTGCGCGCCTCGTAGGTGGCCAGCGCCTGCATGCCGTCGTCAAAGCACAGCGACAGCGCCGCCTTCGCCGCGGCGTGGACCTCGCGGCCCCAGCCTTCAGGCGTGAACAGGCTGTGCAGCTCGCGCACCCACCCCGCCGCATCCAGCGCACAGATCAGAAACCCGCCATGCTCGGCGCGCAGCGGCAGGACCGCCGGATTGCCCACCACCGCGGCGATGTCGATCGCCTGGTCGAAGGCCGCGCCCCGCGCCACCTCCGGATGGGCCAGCACCTGCGCCCAGAACGCCGGGTCGCGCTCGATACGCACTGCGCTCATGCCGCGCCTGCGTCGCGCATCGCCGCCACATAGGCGGCCAGCTGCGGCAGAGTGACGGTGGCGATGTCAAAGGCCGAGCCATCCGCTGCGCCGGTGGGCGCGCCCAGGCCGGCGAACGCGGCCTTGTCTGCCTTGCCGTCCAACCCGCTCGCCACCTCGGCGAAGGTGTCGAGGCCCGCCGGCGCGCCGGCGACCAGGGCGTTATAGAGATCCGTCACCGCGCCGGAGGCGAAGGCCGTGGTTGCGATCTGGGTCGTCGCCGTCCCGGGCGCCGCCGTCGGCGCGGTCGGCGCCCCCGTCAGCGCCGGGCTATCGATCGGGGCCTTGGTCGCCAGCGCCGCCGCCACCTCGGCGAAGGTGTCGAAGTCCGCCGGCGCGCCCACCACAAAGCTGTTGTAGAGGTCGACCACGGCGCCATAGGCGAAGGCCGTCGTCGCGATCTGCGTCGTCGCCGTCCCCGGCGCCGCCGTCGGCGCCTCGGGATAACCCGTCAGAACTGGCGAATTAAGCGGGGCTTTCAGGGCTAATTCGTCAGGAATGACGACTTCCACCGCATCGACCGCACGGGCCAACTCGCTGGTCACATTCTGCCAGAACCGTTGGAAATAGGGCGTGATCCGCCCGAACGCCGTCTCGACGATCGGCGCGGCCTTATCCAGGGCTGGAAGCTTCAGCGCCATCAGCGTCGCGCCTCCTCATTGAACCGCGCCCCGGTCACCACCACCGGCTCGGTGGTTCGCCACAGGTGCGCGCGACCCGGATGACGCAGCATCCCCAGTCGTCGCCAGGCCACCGTCGGATGCGCGCCTTGCCTGCCCAGCGGCCGCGTCGCCGGATCGCTCCACGTCAGTCCGCGGTCGTCGGAGACCGACAGGCTGATCTGCGGATCTTCCAGCGCGTCGCCCGCCGTGCCGGTGGCGATGTCCAGCATCACATTGGCGCAGCGACTGGGCGCGCCTTCCACCTGCAGCAGGGCCGAGAACTCGAACACCACCGGATCGTCCCCATCGGTCGCTCGGTCGTGGTCCAGCGCCCAGATCGTGTCGTCATAGGCATCGCCCAGCAGGGCCTGGTTGTTGGGCGCCACCGCGCTCACCGCCCCGCGGAACAGCGCCCGCCCATGGCTGGTCAGCTCGCTCCACGCGCCGGTCGAAAGATCGAAGGCGAAACTGCCCTCGCCCGGTATGTGCAGCACATAGAGGTCATGCCCGCCCCACGAGACCGCGCAGGCATAGGGGTTGGCGGCGTTGTCGGTCGCCGAAACGGTCGCCCGCTCCAGTCGCTCCTCCAGGCTCGCGTCGCTGATCTTCACCGGGTTAGGCGCCGTGCGATAGACGCGCCGGTCGGTGCCCAGCCAGCAGACCGTATCGACCCCGTCGATGTTCAGCTTCTGCACGGTGTCGCGCGCGGTGACGCCGATGCTGAACACCCGGCCGTTGATCCGCTGAAACGGTAGGTCCACGTCGCCGGTCGGCTGCCAGACCTCGGTCGTCAGCCGGCCGAACAGCCACAGCTCATCGCCGATCACTTTCAGCGAGAACAGGTCGTCCGGCGCGCTCTCGGCGGTGGCGAAACCGGTGAACGTCGGATCGACATTGGTGATGTCCGACCAGTGGAAGGTCCCCGCGGTCGAGGCCACCAGGAAATAGCCGTTCAGGATGTCGACGGCGTAGCTCTGCCCGCCGGGGAAATCGATCTCGCTCAGGCTCGAGCCGTCGGTCTTGTAGAGCGTCGCGCCGCAGGTCAGCACCACATAGTGCAGGTTGCCCTCGGCGCTCAGCCGCAGGCCCTGCCCGTCCACGCTCCCCAGGCTGCTGGCCGCGCCGGTCACCTGGTCCACGCGATAAAGCGTCGAGCCGGACAGCGCGAAGATGGCGCCCGAATTGCCCGCCGCCGCCAGCACCCCGCCCTTGCGATAGAGCCCGCGGATCGGCCCGGCGCCCGGCGCCGAGAAAGGCTTCAGCCGCGGCCGCGGGACCAGCGCCGTCTGGTCCTCCAGATTGGCCGGCGTCGTCTCGAACAGCATGTTCTTCAGAAGGATCGGCGGCAGCTGCGCCCGCGCATAGGCCGACCGGGAAAGCGACAGCGGCGCCATCAGTCGGCCACGCCCGGCAGGCCCAGGTCCGACAGCGCCAGCAGCGCCGGCTCCGCTGGAGCTAGCACCGGCCGATAGAACCGCGCCCGAAACTGCGCGATCGCCCGTTGCGCGCGCTGCGCGCCGATCGGCCCCAAAGGCGCGGCGTATTCCTCCGCCGCGCTGGCGCAGATCAGGGCGGCCAGCCCGGCGTCGTCCTTGCGGCCGAACGGGCTCTCGTCGACGATCGACAGGGCGTCGAGCCGCGACCAGGCGGCCTTTTCGGCCACGAACACATAGACCCCGGCGTCGGCCCCGCCGATCACCTGCGCCCGCGCGCCGTCGCGCTGCGCGACGATGCGTCCGCAATCATCCAGCCGCGTCGCGCTCAGGATCACCGTCGTATCCGGAAAGTCGGTCTTGTTGATCCGCTCGCCGTCGCGCGCCGCATAGGCTCCGCCGCTGGTCAGCCGCACATCCGTCCACGGCCCGTCCATCAGCAGCGGCAGGTCCATGACCAGGTCCTGCAGGTGGCGCATCAGGTCATGGGCGTCGTCGCCCGTGGCGCTCTCGCCGGCCGCCAGCACGCCAAGCTGGCGGCCCGCCCGATCGATCAGATCACGGCAGGTCGTCATGTCTCGCTTCCTTGAATGGAATTCACGGAAAGGCGCTGGCCCGCCCCGCCGGAGCGGGCCAGCAAGCGGCCGATCAGGCCGTGCCGCTCAGCCGCACGCCCAGGCGGCGGTCGACGTTCACGCAGCCGTAGATCACGTCGAAGCGGTGGTTGTGGGTGTCCGCGTCGCCGTCCGAATAGCGCCAGTAGCGCACCGTGATCCCCGTCTCCGGGTCGGTCGCATAGTCAGCCTCGCCTGAGAACGGCGTGACCAGCTTGGCGCTCACCAGTTTCAGCGCCGTCCGGTGGAACGCCGCGTTCTGCCGATAGGTCGACCCCGCCACGCCCGTCCAGGTGACCACCGCGTTATCCCCCGGCGCCGCCGAGACGTTCTGATAGGCGCCGTCGACGATGATCGGATTGGCGATCGTCAGCGCGACCTGGCCCGAGCCGTTGGCCGTAGCGTCCGCCAGCACGACGAACTGCGCCAGGAACGGCAGCACCGCCTTGGTCCGCGGGTTCACCGCATAGATGCCGGCGATGGTGAACACCTCGCCCTTCTTGATCGTGCCGCCGTTGCCGACGCCGTCGATGTTCAGGGTCTGCTGGAAGCTCGTCCGCACGTCGGTGAAGTCGACCTCCTGCGAGCCCCCGTTCACCGCCCCGTTGGTCCGCGTGCCGCAGGTCAGCGAGGCGACCGTCTGGGTCATGTAGGGGTCGGTGTTGCCCAGGATCGGGATCTTGGCCTTCTCCAGCGCATTACGCGCCACGTCGCCCTGTTGCGCGGCCAGGCTCAGCAGATTGCCGGCCATGGCGTAGGTGTCGGACGGCGTCAGCACCGCCTTGCGGTCGGTCTGCGGAATGGCCAGTTCGTCCAGCCGCTCCGGCGCCTTGAAGAAGTCGGCGGCCGAATCCACCAGCTGGCCGGGCGTGCCCACCCAGTTGGGAAACTCCAGCACCGTCGCCATCAGGTCGCTGTCGATCTGCGAGGCCAGCGCGGCCATGGACGAGGCCATGACCTTCGACTTCAGCAGCGCGCCGACGCTCAGGGTCTCCTCCTGCGAGGTGAACTGCACGTCCACCCCCTTCTGCTTGTCGATGCTGACGGCGATCTCGCCTTCCAGCACCTCCTGCGGCGCCGCGTTCTTGCCGTCGCGAACGACGAACTCCGGCGGCC